CGTGTTGATCAAGCCCATTTCCGTAAATCGTGGCAAAAGAGACCATCCACTTACATTGCGCCTGGCTGAATCCATCGGGAAGTGGTATTGTCTGTCCATTCGTGATCGTCCCGGTCAAGATTGCCACATGATCCGTAATGTCGAAACTCCCCAGGAGAGTATCGGCATATGTCTTAACCGCTTTTTGTGTCGCCACTTTCGAGTCAGAATTAGCGGCCAAAGTCCCGTCGGTATCCAAAGCCGAAGCTGCTACTTTCGTATCGGCATAGGTCTTGGTCGCTTTCTGTGTTGCTATCTTGCTGTCGGAATTCGCCGCCAATGTTCCATCCGTATCGGCCGCCTCAAGCCCTACGGTAATCCACGCGTCATCCGCATTATTGCGGCGTTTTAACAATCCCGTGGACGTGTCATACCACCACATATTCGGATATGTTGTTGCCGGCTCCGTTGCCCCGCTGTTATTGGTGATGATGGCCTGCAAGACATTGTTAATATCGGCCCGGACAGCGGCGCCGGCGGCATTTTCAATCACGTAATCATGTTGTGCCATAAAATCCCCCTTTTTAAGCTATTTCGTCAATATCTATTCCCAGCTCACTAATCAAGATGTTGTAATCAACGCTTTCCCTGTCAAGAACGACGTAGAACTGAAAGGCCCTCGCGTTGAACTCCGCGCTGTCTAATCTCTCCCAGGAGCTCCAAGCAACCGGAGAGCCTGCCGGATCGTCATCCGTATGTCTGACATATATCCGCGCATCCGCGCCTCCGTTAACGCTGCCGTCAAAATCCTGCCACGTATCGATATTGGAAAGCCTTGAGTCTACCTCGTCATTAACGTTGTAAATGCTGACGGATAACCTTGTCGTCACTCTCACGTTTTTGACGGAGACAAGATCAATCCCGTCTGCAAGATAATAAGTCCCGGCCAAAATCTCAGGAGAAGATCCGTCAATGAGTTTCAGCGCCCCCTCGGCCTCCTCTGTTCCATCGTGTGACCCCAAAAAGCCAGGCGCTTCATCCAATGTCGTGACGGAAGCGAAAGCGTTGACGCTCACCTGTTTTGTTGTCACGACTGTTATGGTATCTGATGGATTTCCGTCAACATCGTATACCCTTGCAAAATATGTTCCCTCCTTCAAAGGCAACACTGTGAACAAAGTTCTTGCTAAGGCAGATTGGCCTATGCTGACACTGGTCCCCCAAGAAGCGTCTTCCAGTAGTGGGGAATGCCTGAACTCAACCTCTCCGCCATAAAGCACGTCCAGCTCATCAGGTTTATCCCAACGGATCATTGCCTGGCCGCCGATGGCTGAAATGGTCATGTTCTTGAGCGGAGAAGGGCTTGTGGACCGCCCGACAACGGTATAGCCAGTGATAGTTGTCCATGGGCCCGAAAGCAGCTTCCCGCCGACCTTCCACCTCAGGCGAATATCGACAATTTCTTTTGTCCGTATATCTCCGATAAATACGTAGCCTTTTCCTTGTTCTTCTATGACCGCCGGGTAAAAAGACTCTCCTGTCCCATTCTGTCTGATCTGAACAATAAGCTCGTTTCCTGTTCCAAAAATGTTTGTGTTTAACGGATCGAAGTTTATCCCGATCCTTATTTTCAAGGTTCCAGAAGAACTTATGACGATTGCGGTTTCATCGGAAACCATTGATGTCACATTTGGCGCCGGGATTGCATCCTGCGCCGAAATTTTTGTCACGAACTCTGGAATCTCTTCCGTATCGCAAGCGTAGATAGCCGGCCGGTAGGGAACGGCGATGATTGTGGCTTGGAGATTATTGTCAGGGGATATTGAGATGACAGTTGCGTCCTCTGTTTCCTCGCCGAATTCCCCAAAACAGACAACGTCACCGACATTCACGGCCTGCTCACCTGGGGAACCCACAGCGGCTATTCCTTCTGAAAAAACAAGTTCTTTTGTTGTTCCTTCGGACGTCAGGACCTGCGTGGAAAGATCCGGATTGTCCAAGGTTCGGATGACGACACCATAGGTCTTGCCTGCCTCCATCGTGACTTCCTCATCAAGCTCGATGGAAACAACAGTCTTATCCTCTACGGTTGTGACTACGCTTTTAACTCTTCCTTGGGCAAGTCCTATAATCATGACATCATGCGCTATCTTGACCCAATCTCCGCGCCGGTAGGTCAAAAACTCCATATCCTGTTTGAAGGTCCAGCGCTCCGGCTGATTGAGAACCTGAGCTATCCGCCAGCGGCCAAGTTTATAGATCTGATCTGGATCAGTGACCCCGATCAAGTCCAGTGTTTCAAACTTAATGGCGTTATCGTCGTTGTATCCATCGCGGTAAACCCGGCGTTCATCAGTCTTATAGTCCTGGTCCTCATTCGAGAATTGGATACGCCAGCCGTGCGGCGGGTCTAAAAAGAACTTCTCAGCCGAGAAGTCAAAGCTATTCCTCGGCGTTATAACGCTGACGGGAGTGGCCTGCTCGCGATCAATAACGACAGACCATTTTCCGTCTACCATTGTGGGAGCGGCGCGGCCGACTGCGCAGATGTCCTTTAAAGTTTCCCAAACGGAGGCGGAATAATCGCGGACCTGGTTGAATTTAAAACCCTTCTCATCACAAAACTCATGCCAGTCTGCCAAGGCCTCAAGATCAATCCTGGCGTCCTCCAAAGGAACCGCCATGCCATTGCCCTGTAAAACAAACCGTAACAGGGATGCCGGGTTCTGCGTCGCCCGGGTAATCCAGGTCTCTGTTGTTGAATCCCAATCTGGACATACCCTTGTTACGATCCCGGAAAAAGTATCTATAATCCCATTGAGCTGGTCCGTGGCCTTAATGACTAAGGCCGTCATGGCCAAAGGAACCGGAGAGTCTACCGGATCTTCAATCTTGATGGAACGCAGTGCCGTCCAATAGGTCAAATCGGAAATGAGGGTTGATTCCGTATCTGCCGTTGTCCTGCGGATCCTGACGTCATATTGTGTCCTCTCCTCTACTACCCCCCAACGGACACCGAATCTCAAGGACGACGTCTTCTTGCCTGTAAATGTTATGCTGTCAAGGGTGTCTCCGGTCTTGTTGAGCCAGGAGGCGTCACAGGTCACCTGGAATTTTTCCCCCGCGGTGTCTATGCTCGACCAAGGATCGCCACTGTCTGTTTTACGGTATTGGATTTCCACATTGACAGCCCGGGACTGCTTGTTTCCGTTCGCGTCATATTCCACGAGGCCGCCCGGGAAAGAAATATCAATGCTGATCTCATCGGCGTTAATCGTTGTCGTGCGCGTGATCCAGTCGCCCGCCGCCGTTAAGGCGACCTGAAAATCCTCCTCGCTTACGGCGCTTGGGAACAACGTCAATGGCTCGTCCGTATCATATCCCTCCCTGTGCTCAATCTGATAATCGGAAAACTCGCTGAGCAGGGTATCCCCTATTTTCATTGAAGCTTCATCGATTGAGAGCGGCCCTATCCCCCAGACAAAGAGCATCCGGAAGAACTGATCCTCTCCGATGATTTCGGTATATGGTTTTGATCCCTGGCGAGGCGTCTGGCGGTATTTCCCCAGGGTCACAGGAACAACGCCGAATGGATCCACAGAATTGCTCGAGCCTTCAATATACAGCGTGTTGCTATCTGGCGTATCAGAACCAGATAATGAAGATGTCGAAGAACTCGTGGTGGGACACAGGGCATTGACGGCGAGTAATCCGGCGGCCGCTGTGAGCGCTGTAAAAACAGCTGTCGCCACTCTTAAAGCTGTGGCACTAAGTCCAAAAAGAGTGTTCGCGGCCCCGGCCAGGGCGCCACCGGCCCAGACAGACAAGGCTATGACGGCTATTGTAAGAACGAATCTAAGAACGTTCTTACCTCCTCCTCCTCCTCCATGGGGAATAGGACAGGCCCGAACTTCCACCAGCTGGCCGGCCTTTGGCCTATGCTCGGCCCAAAACTTCTTTGGGATGACCTTTCCATTGATGAAAACGACAGCGTGGCGCAGCTTCGCCGCATCCGGCTGTGCGATCAGGACCATATCTTTGACCGTTAATCCCTCTTCAAATTCGAGCTTGCTCCTCTCGGATTTGAATGGGTGGACCACGGCCGTCATTTTTATCTTATTGGGCATTTTTTCCTGAATTAGACCTTGTTTATTTTAAAGCCTTCCTTTGATGAACAGCCGACGGCTTTTAGCCGATAAACCCCTTCCACCCGCTTCGCCCATTTCGCGCTGTCTAACCTCTCAATAACTGTGTTAATTTTTTTCTCGCAATGGAGAAACCTTTTTTTATCCACCATAAGGCCAAGATGTGTCTGGGCATCCCCAAACTGGAAAAGGACCACATCTAACGCCTGCGGATCATCTATCCGGGTCCAGTTTTGCTTCTGGCGTAAAATGATGTCATGAATGACACGCCGGGACGCCGGCGTATCTCCTGCATCAACATAATCATCTACAAAGCTTGGAAGCTCTATATTGAGAATTTCCCGGTAAGCCAACAAGACCACCGAATAACAATCCCAAGCCGAATAATCCCGGCCTTTGTCTTTAAACCTTACGCGCAGAGCTTTTTCAATAAATTCACCGAGCGTCATAGGATTGACTTAAAGATGGACGGCGAGAACTTAAGAGAAGGAAACTCCTCCCTGGTCAAATCCTCAAACTCCAGATCAGCCGTTACCGTCATCACGTTATATTTGACATTATTGAGCCGCATCCCGACGAACTGGGCCTCCACGATATCCGGCGTTTCCTGCCTCACCACCGCTATTGTCACGCTTGGGGGCGTAGATATCGACCTGATTGCCAGGCCAATCTCTCTTGAGACGTTCGAGATAGTGAGTTTGGCCGAAGGCTGAGAATCCTCTTTTGAGTCCGGGAGCTGAATTTCAAATGGGAAGGCGATATATTCCAAACCGTTCGACGTAACGGCCTCTTTGTTATTGACCACACGGATATCGTCTTCAAGATCAGCATGGCTTATGGTCAAGAGGATCAGCGGAAGATCGCTCTCGTTTTGCCAGGCGTCTTGTTTTAAATCGTCTGAGATATCTGTCATGGCTGGATCTCAAGCTCGAAGGCTGCCTGGAATAATCTGTCATTGACGCTTGCGTCTGATTTGATACACTTCCATTCCGGCTTGCTCTTGAATCTGATCGTTGCCGCCTCTTCGGTGAAGGGATGTATCCAGTAGAAAGACAACGATCCGTGCTTGATCGTCGTCCTGAAAAAAGTGTTAAATGTTACCAGCTGCGCGCCGGTCAGGATCATGGAGCCTTTGGCAGTCTGGGTGATTGCCGTGAACCTGTTACGAACGGAAGCGGGCCCGGCATCCATATCCGTTGTGGCCCTGCTTTCGTCATCCTGAACAGACGCATCAGCGGAAAGTCTTTGTGGCAGCGTTACCGGCCAGGTGTCCATCGTTTAGTCCTTTCTTATTTGACAAATAAAGAAAAATATGCTATTTTTTCAATTACCATGAAATCCAAGATCACCCTCTGTGTTTTCTTTATTTTTTCTTCCCTACTTTTAACAGGATGCGCTGGTTCTCCTGTTCGATTATCATTCATGTCACCAAGCCAGCTTCAAGGGCAAAATACGATAACCTTGTGCAACGCATATGCGACAACAAAATCTAAAAAAATTCGCGATGAGATTTATCGCAGAAGAGAAATTAAAGAGAGTGAATGGGAAGCAATAGATAGCGGAAGTATTTTTATCGGCATGAGCGAACTCGGACTGATATGTTCGTTCGGCTTCCCGTATGATATAAACCAAAGCGTTGGGATATGGGGAAAACATAGCCAATACGTTTATCATAATAGTTACGAAAGCGTCATGTATGTTTACGTCGAGAATGGTTTTGTTACAAGTTGGCAAAAATAATATGTTTTGCATTTTCTACCGCGTCGTCAATGACTGTCTTAACCCAAAGGAATTTTTAAGCGCCTTATAGGTCTTGCTGCCAGGTCTGCCGACCGATCCCGCCACGGCTTCATCAATCATGATGTTGATCTGTTCTATATCGCCCATCTTTTGACTGTTGGTTTTGACGCTTGAGCCTTCGGGGGCATAAACGTTAACCTCTACCCCTCCGCCGCCCGATTTAACGCCTAAATCACCGCTTCCTGTGCGAAACAAGGGCATAATAGCCTCTGTGCCCGCTTCACCGGCAAGGCCCACGCCGCCGTTTGCCATAGGGAATAACGTCGGCCTGGGAATAAGCCCTCCGTTCTTAAAAGGAACAAGTCTTCCGTTAGAAAAGATATTTCCTTGGGCTGAACTTATGCCAAACAAAGAAAGAACTCCTGTTTTTAAAGCCTCCGCTAATGGCCCCGTGACAGCGGTTCTTAAAATAATGCGCTCAATGTCTTCCAATAGGCTGGATAAGACTTCGCTTAATTTTTTCCCCTCAATAACAGCATCCTCAAAGGCCGACTGAAAAGTCATTCCTAAATTCTCCGNAGCGGTTTTCAATCTTCTGGTTTTTTCTTCCTCCTCCTTGGTTCTTAAAATAATGCGCTCAATGTCTTCCAATAGGCTGGATAAGACTTCGCTTAATTTTTTCCCCTCAATAACAGCATCCTCATAAAATTTTCCAATCTTATCAGAAACATCTGAAACACTTGTTTTGATTTTTTGTGTGCTGCTTTCGACTGTATCCGACACAGCATTCCAGTTTTTCTCGACATTGATCGAAAAATTGTTCCCTCTTTTTTGTAGATCTTCAATATAAACACTCCATGCCTCCAACATTCCACCCCCGGGGGCATTGAGTAAAAGAAAGGTATCGACAACGGTTTTGATGGTATCGACTAAAAACATAAATCCGTTGATAATTGCCGTAATAATTGTTCCGGTCGTTTTTCCAGCTTCCCTAAAAGACTCCAGAGCACTTGTTGCACTGTTCAGGTTTTCGGTTAAATTCGTCAGAGTAGGAAGCAGGCCGGAAGTAAAACTTAAAACAATCCCTTGTGTGGCGCTTGCCATGCGTGTCATGTTGTCATTGAATCTATCCGCAGCTCGCGCGGTATCGCCATTAAGCACTATGCCGAGCCTTGAGGCTTCTTCGGCAAGTTTTTTAATTCCGTCTTTTCCGGAGTTAAGTATCGGGATTATAGCTGTGCCGCTCTTGCCGAAAAGATCCTGCGCCAGAGCCGATTTCGTCGCTCCATCGCTCATTCTTGACAAAGCGTCTGCGGTCTCAAGGAAGAGATCGTAATTGCTTTTCAGCTTTCCGTTGTTGTCATCAAGAGAGATCCCAAGCGCTTTGAACAGCGTAGCACTCTCTTTAACTCCTTTGGCTCCGTCAAAAATGGTGTTATTGAATTTCTGGAAGGAAGTGCGAAGACCCTCTATCTCCACACCGGATAATTTCGCCGCATATTCAAGGCTGGATAACTGCTCTACGGTCAATCCGATCGAAGACGCCATTTCGCCGATTTCGTCGGCGTGGTCGATGGTCTTTTTGATGCTGACGGCGATAGATGTTGCGGCTGCGGCGGCCATGAGTGCCACTGATTTAACGGCGAGGCCCATTCGCCTGGCTTTGCTCTCTGCCGTATAGGCCGCCTTCTCCATCGCAGAAGAGAATTGCGCCGTATCCGCGCTCAAAAGAACATTCAGACTCCCCAAGGTCCCCAATATTCCCATCTCATCTGCCTTTCTTTTTTATCCTTGAGCCAAATATTTTCGACAACGCTTTTTTGGCATCCACTGGATCGCCCTCTGCCTGCAAACTAAAATAGGCAATCCATTCCGTGATCTCATAACTTGTGGCTTCTGCCAACAGTTCTTCAACGGTTTTTCCAAGCTTCTCGGCAAGAAAAAAATAAAACCGCCTCTCAGGGGCGCAGATCAGTTTTTTTTTGCCTTATTGATTTCGTCTGTGCCCAACCCGTTAAGTCGCATGGCGACGACGCAAGCTTTTTCCAAAGACGCCGAAGACAACCTGCCTATAGCTTCGACATCACTATCTTTAAACAATCGAGCACCCATCTCATCGACGACCGTAAAAAGGATCAACTTGGCACGCGGAGAGACGATATTACCGGAGGCGTCTTTCTCTCTGATGGATTGCTCCCAGGCATCCCTGGCGCCGGCGGACATTTCCGATACGATAATATCTCCGCCCCATTCCTCGATCGTGACGCTTTCTGTTTTCAAAGACGTCTTTTCAAGTATCTCTTCTCGAGTTAACATAACGCGTCCTCTCTTTTTATATCTCCCTCTCGTTAGCTTTCGACGATCTCGCCGCTGATTTCCAACGTCGCCGACAGTTTTACCACGCCATCAATAGAACCGGATGTCGAGAACCCCGTCACGATGGCACTGAAGGTCCATTCCGTTCCGTCAGTGAAAACAAGCTTGAAGCTACACGTCGTCCCATTTTCCTTTGCGGTGCGAAGAGCCGCCTGCTGTGTGTTTGTCGGGATGAAATTGGCCTCGAATGAAAGCTGACCATTATCATTCAGTCCAGCAAGCTTTTCCTTGGCCTCGCTGGACAGATCGGTCACGTCAATGACTGAGACGGATCCTCCCGGGCCGCTGAACGAATTGATCTCCGCGATCTTGGTGTAAGTCAACGGAGAACCTGCACCTAACTGCAACTCCGTTCCTTGCGCTTTTATTGCATTACTGCTCATACCATCCTCCTTTGTAAAATATTAAAAATAAAAAAGGCCGACCCCGCCGTGCACGGAATCGGCCATAAATCCAGACAGGGAGCGACCCTGTCTGGTTAAATTGTTTGATT